AGTCGGCTGCGAACATCGCAGCGACCACTCGCTGTTCACGCGTTATACGCGTGTCCGTTGGAGCGTAGGCGATGTTAATGCCATAACCTCCCAGATGGACTGGAATATACCAGTTGGGCCTGAAACCTCGCGGCGTGTGCACCACGTGCTCCCCATCTTTCCAGCAGTCGAAACATCTAACTGCTATGGGTATCACGGATGCCGCCGGTGGATAAAGATCTATCATTTGGTTAAGATCCTTCGCTAACATAAGCGGAGAACCTCCACCATCAAGGTCAATACCCCTCATGAGATTTTGATTCAGGTAGCCCATCCGAACCATCCGACCCTCAATGAGTCGAAATGTTTGACAGTTGGCCATACATGTTGTCCTGGAGAGGTAGTTCTTCCCCAGCGATTGTTCAAAGCCGAGCTCGCGGGCTGCGAGCGTCCAGCAATAAAAAAGAACACCATGTCGCTCTTAAATAGGATATCGTCACCATTGATCACACAAGTTCGTATGATCCGACGTACCCTGTCACGAGCATTGGCCAACTCTTCGCCAGCGTAGAGGGTAAGGTACCTCCTCTTCGCCGCAAGCAACGTGCTCAAGTTAATGGCACATAATAAGGGGAAAGACAGCGGATGACCCATCGCTTGTCCCTCCGTGGAGTCGGAAGAATACTCCGGACCCTTATCTCCCGTTGACACAACTCGACGCTGGCCTGATAATATACGGCCAGGTCCGAACGAGTATACCGCTGCGTCGTACAAAAGGTGACCGAATAAAGGCTTCAAGGCAGCGATCGTCGCTGCCCTCTTGAGTTTATCTGTGGCGGCAGAATAATCGCCACTAACGAAAAACTCAAGATCCTCACATTGCTCTTGCATGAGGTTGATCTTTTCAGTCAAGTCATCACCACGTTGGGTGGAAGATGGGAATTGCTTCCAATCACGGAGCAGCTGCCCCTGGAGCGGTTGGAGCCCGGCGGCGACCAGTCTATGAGACACAGTCACCACACGGTTCTTCGAAGCTTCAGGAACAACTACCGGCACGATATCGTTTAGCCGGAGCCCCGTTTTATTACACACACCGGTCCCCATCGGAACGTCTGGTTCGATTTCATCACCAAACGTCCCTAGGATTTTCCCGGATACTGGCCCTCGATTTCGGCCAATCGTGTCATAAATCTTTTTTTCCATCGTAGTATGAAGTTCACAGTAAGTCTTAATGTAGTTCTCCTGCTTCCAGGTCACCAGGTCCTGTTGAATGGACCGAAGCTGGGAAATGACTTTTTGCTTACCCGTAATGTAGACTGGTGGGTAGGTGGCTATAACGCCGCCGGGAAGACCAAGCTTTGAACGACCTCTCTGCAGACATGCAGAATTGGACGGACAGAACTTGGACCCGACAGCGAAACCACTTTTCCTGATGGCCTCGATGGTAGGCCCAAACACCAGTGTCGACGCGGCCACTACGGCCTGTTCCGCGGACTCGGAAAGAACCCGAGGGTCCTTGCCAAGCAATTCAGCGTGCTCTTGGAGTGATTTCGACTTTCGACCATCGGCCAAACTAGGCCAAACATCCTTGCAGTTATACAAGGACTGGAAGAAGGAGATATCACGTTTAACTAGCTTTCTAGCGATGATTCGCTTAAAGTAGCTAGGTAACCAGGATAAGTCGGGCTTCGGCAAAGAGGGCAGCTGGTCCTCAAATGCCTTTTGTAGGTAGTACGTCGTTGTTGCTTTAACAACGTCCTGCTCCACATTCATATCAGCCCGGTTAGCGGATATACCATCTATCGCGCACGCGAAGAGCTTTTCGGACATCCTTTCGACGGATCGAAGGAGTCTGTGCCAGTTATCCGGTGTATAGGGCACACTTTTAGTGCTCCTGTCTACAAGGAAAACGGTCACAACGGAAAGCGCAATCTGCAATGTCCCCTCTACCTTCATATTCACATCCTTAATGGACGGTGTACTGTGAGGCCTGAGGAGGGCAGACTGCCGCTTAAGAGTGCTCACCATGCACTCACGAACAACGTTCAAGTTCGGCACGATTGAATGTGCCGTGACTAACACGTTAGAGCTCGGGGAGGCCCGTCCAGCTGCAGCTTTCTCTGCAGTGACGGGGGGGGTCCCTCCGAGCGCTCTAAGTAAT